CAATCTGACACAGAATATGATTGGCATTTAGGCATGCCCTATGAAGTGCATGCTGCTGACTATGTTCCAATTAGTGGGAATAGGAAGCATAATAAAAATAAAAATAAAAATAAAAAGAAGCCTAAGCCTTGGAATAAGGCTCAACCATGGAAACGCGAAGATAGTAAGTCTATTCCGTGTGATAGAGTTCATATACTTCATGATTATGAGATACGTGTTAGAGAACATGTCATTACTATGAAGAAAACGTGTGCTAGTTTGCAAAAGATGAAAATGGAAATTCCAAATATGATACATGAAGAATTTACAGATTTAGATGGAGCTAGCACTGAAGACATTAAGGAATTAATACAGCACTACCACAAAGAATTGCACAGTGATGAAATAATTGAACCAATTGATTTGATTATGAAATATATGAAACAAAGTACAGTGAAGAATGAAGGGTTATCAATGTTTGAAGATATTATGTTGACATTGGTAGCTTTAAGGTATACCACTAACATTGCAGGTATTGTTGCTGTATTAACGATGTTTGCTAAGAAAATGGTTGGAAGTGAAGGTCCTATTTTACATGTGGTGATGGAAATATTCCACCACGAGATAGGAGGGGTTTTTGAGTTTGATGGGAATAACGACAAGGAATTACAAGGAGCTTCTACTGCTCCATCAAGTTATTTCACAGATACTTTCAATAAATTCAAAAGTTATACTTTACATCCATCCAGGAAACATATAGCTACTATTGTTTCTGCTATGGTTACTATAGGCATTATGAAACCCCAATATTTTAATTATAAGGGTTTTAAAGTGTTTGCAGCAGAAGCGTTTGAGAAAACAGCTGACTGTAGTGACATAGTTGATGCTACTTTGCAGTCTATTGCTTTCTTTTTAGACACAGGTTATCATTGTTTTAAGTCTTGTTCTGTTACACCTTTTGTTAATGCAGTTGATGCCATTAGTGAATTTAGAACGTTAGTTCATTTTTTGCATAGCAACATAGATGTTATTAAGTTAGGTAATTATGAATTGTTGCATAATGAGAGTATTGATGCATATCAAGATAAAATGGTCAAAGCACGCCAAATGGTTGGAACTATTATACCAAATGGTTTGTATACAAAGAGCGAATTCTCCGTTGATGTTAATAAATTGACTAAAGTAGAATTGGAGCATAGTTTTTTCCTGCAATCTCAAGGTTTGCGAGAAACACCATATGCCATTTTATTATATGGTCCATCGGGTGTAGGAAAATCATATTTGATGCGAAAACTAACAGAACATATATTAATGGTTAATGGTTTTAATCATGATGAGAGTGCATATTGCTTTTTAAATTGTCATTCTAAATTTTACGATTCTCTAAAATCAAACACACAATGTATATGTTTGGATGAGATTGCAAATGCTACCCCCATTACATCAACTGTCAATGAATGTGATTTCATTCTTAATATCCTTAATAACGTATTTTTTGCTGCACCAATGGCAGAAGCACATCAAAAGGGTAAAGTTATGGTAAATAATAAAGTTTTTGCAGCCACGACTAATGTACCTAATATTAATGCTTCTTATTGGTCTCAAGAGCCATTAGCTGTGTTGAGACGATTTCAATGTCGTATTACAGCAAATGTTGTGAAGGAATATGCAACAGGACAAATGTTAAATGTGGATAAAGCTTTACGTGATTTTCCTAATGATAAGTTACAGAATGTATGGCGTTTTAAGGTTGAACAAGCATATGGTATTATTGATAACTCCAATCCGGTTCATGCTACACCTGCATGGCGTACTTTGATACATGATGGGAAATTTATGGATAGTATTGATATTATTACATTAATGCAATGGTTAGTTATACATTCACGCAAACATTTTGCCAATCAAAAATCAGTGCTTCAAAGATCAAAATTTAAGATGGCTGTTTGTGATAAGTGTTCTATGTTTTGTGAAGTTTGTCCTTGTTTACCAGAGGAAGAGATTACTTTTGTACCTATTGAGGAAGAAGATAAGGAGTTGCAAGTTGGATACTTGGTTTCTTCTATGTTTAATGCTGCGGTCAAAGAGTATATAGTAGACCCTTGGTATGACACTATAACCAATGGTGTTAAGAATGCTGTAATAGAAACATTTGATGTACTAATACCTACTTATACAGAACGTAGATTATTTCATATGCATTGTCAAGTTCAAGCAATAGCTAATTGGAAGTATTTTAACAGGTCACGCTATAATTGGTTGTATGAAATTACACCACATTGGCTGATGGCAACGAACACTTTTGAGAAGCTATACATGTATTTGGAGAGAAAGAATATGACAAAATTTATGAAACATAGTATGTTGGCCATTACGGCTAGTACTATGGGACTAGGATATTTGGAATGCAAAAGGAATGGCAAACCTCGTAAGAAAGTGCTTGGTACATTAGCAGCGTTTTGGAGTCTTATGAATGTGTCTGCAACAATATATGTAAAGAAAAGATTTGACAAATTGTTAGCAGAGCGTAGGGATGCTACATACATACGAGAACAAGCACGTAAGGAATTGCAGAGTGAAGATAAAAATGTGGATTGGCGAGAAAAAGCCTTCCGCATGGTAGGAGGTGCAGCAACACTCGCTGCAGGTGCTACTTTGATATCTGCTTTAATTTTATCCTATAAAATGTGGAAATCATCGCAAGAGGAAAAACATTCATTGTTGGACCCACAAAATGAGTCTGAGATAAGATTGCGAGATGCAACTAAAAATCCTTGGCGAACTAATCCTGTTTTTAATGATGACAAGAAAGCTACTCATACTGCTGATCAATTAGTTAATAGTATAAGTGGGTGCTTATTTGGCATTATAGTGGATGGAGTAAGAACGTGTAGTGCATTTATGGTTTGTTCTGGAGCTATGATTATGCCTTATCACATGTGGTTTGTGGGAAGTGATCTGAAAAATGACCCATTACCTGAGATTACTGTACAGATAGTGTCTGCACCATTTGAAAAAGAGGAGAAACCTATCACTGGTAATGTGAGTACAATAATTTTGAATTGGGATAATTGTTATCGCATTCCTGCACAGGACATGGTTATGTGCCAGGTTTTAGCAGGTCCCAGGAAGGATTTGCGCAAATATCTAGCTGAGACGCCCAAATTAGGACAATACATAAGTGTGCGCCGAACTCCTTATACTGGTGAGCTAATTAAGGGATACGGTGTTGCGACTGACTTCCATGATGAATATTGGCCTGGCTCGGACTGCAAGTATGTGCAATATGAGACACGTCATAATGTTAATTGGGTTGGAGGTGATTGTTGTACATTGTTAATTTCCAATGATGCAAACCCTGTTATTATGGGAATGCATTTAGTAGGGATTAAGGCTAATGCATTGCGAGATAAACGAGTTGGTTATTCAGCTATACTTGATAAGCACACCATTTGTTTAGCACATGATGCATTACAGAGACAACTTGGATTGCATGAATTACATTCAGAAGGAGCATTACCATTAACTGTGTGTGGCAAATCTATAAATTTCCAAAGTAAGATTGCTATAACTCCATTAAATTGGATACATAATGATGTTGAATTTCCAGAATTTACTTATTATGGAACTGTTGATGGTGGCTTCACTGCCACTTCTCAAGTTAGGACTAGTATTATAGCTAAAGATTTGGAGAATATGACAAAAATTCCGCACGTGTGGGGTCCACCTAATTTTAATCCACCAGATGAAAAGGGGATTAGAAGGAAGTGGTTGCCATGGTATATAGGATTAGTTGAATTAACAAACCCATGTTCTATGTTAAATGCTAAGGCTTTGAAGTGGGCCATTAAAGATTTTTCTCAACCAATAATTGAAGCGTTAATGAAGGGTAGAGTTGATGATGTTTATCCTCTTACCCATGATCAAATACTTAATGGTATTAGTGGTAAACGTTTTATTGACAAAATGAATTTTAAATCTTCTATGGGCTTTCCATTGTCTGGAGTTAAATCCAAATATTTGGTAATAGATCCTGAATCTGGAAGAGCCGATTTTGGTGATGGAATTTTCTGGGAAGAAATGAAAATTGCTGAGCAAAAGTATCTTCGTGGAGAAATGTGTAATCATATCTTTAAAGCTTGTTTGAAAGACGAGGTTACTAAGGTACGTAATTCTGAAGGGAAACTTAAGAAGGCTCGCATTTTTCAGGCTGCCCCCATTACTATGCAATTATTGACTAGAAAATACTATTTGCCAGTGATAAGGTGGTTTTGCATGCACCCTATTTTGACTGAATGTGCTGTGGGTATTAATTGTTTCTCACTAGAGTGGGAAGAATTGTATTCACACATGACTAAGTTTGTGGAAAATGATGATGATGTTGGTATTTTTGCAGGAGATTATTCTGCGTGGGATCAGCGATGTCCATGTCAGTTAGTTGTGGCTGCTATGTCAATAATGATAAATGTGGCTGAGAATACTGGCAATTATACTGCAGATGACATAATGATTATGAAAGGAATTATGACGGATCTAGCCTATTGTCTGGTAAATTTTAATGGCTCACTTATAAGGTTTCGTGGAATGATGCCTTCAGGCCATAATTTAACTGCAGTGTTGAATAGCAATGCAAATAGTTTATTGTTGCGCACTATGTATTATCAGATGTGTTTAGAGGTCAATGTTTTACCCACTCCTTTTCGGGATAGTGTTTCAATTAGCACTTATGGTGATGATGTTTTTGGTAGCGTACACAAGCGGATTAGACACATTTTTAATATAAAAACATATTCTGAAAAGTTGAGAACAAAGGTTAAAATGGGGTTCACTATGCCGGATAAGACAAAGATCTTGCCCAATTTTATACGTAAAGATGATAATAATGCAGATTTCTTAAAAAGACAGTCTAAATATGTTGACGGGTTAGTTGATAATAATAACGTCCCAATCAGAGTGGGAGTTATAGAATTGGATTCCATTGTGAAGTCATTGTATTGTGTCAAGTGCTCTAAAGCACAAGAACGTAATAACTTAGTGGCTACAATGATGTCCGCCTTACATGAATTATTTTTTCATGGTAGGGAAGTTTATGAAGAATGGTGTAACTATTTGAATATCTTATGTGAAAATCATAAGATGGTCCTTCCTATAGTTGTGCCAACATTTGATGAACGAATAGTAGATTGGAAAGTGAAATATCTACACAATTTAGAGGTTATTGATGGTTCCCTCTCAGATAACATTAGTAATAATGTATATTTAAATGAACATCTCGTTGATGTATTGGTTACCCACTGCGGTTACAGTGAGGCTTGCATTAACGATTCAATTTTGGAGGACTTAGTAATCGATAAGTCCTCATCTAGAAATCCTGTAGATTGGGGATTGTCTAGATTATTTAACAGATCTAACAAAGTTAATCAAATGAAAATAGAAATTGACGGGGTGAGTGCCCAGAACACTCAACGTATGTCATCACGTAATGGTGATCTGCAACTACATGCAGGCGAGAGCGAAGTAGTTACCTCATTTAACCTGGTGGCAGGTGATGAGGCAAATGTTAGAGGAATTATTAATGATATAAACTTGAATACTGAACATATCGACACTGATTTGCGAGATTTCTTCAAGCGCCCTATTAAAATACAAACCTTTTTATTGCCACCAGATGATCCTATAGCCATTGATATTAACCCTGTGTCTGAGTTTATGAATAACCCCAGGGTATCTAATAGGATTAATAATTATTCATGGTTT